GTGTTATTGCATGGCTATCAGGAGAACATTGGCGGCAGCGTGTATTCTCTGAGGGCGGAGACATATACTGTGCATCCGCATCATCTATGTTTGGTGTCCCCGTTGTTAAACATGGTGAGAATGGGCACCTTAGACAAAAAGGTAAAGTCGCTGAATTAGCACTCGGCTATCAAGGCGGAGTGAATGCATTAAAAGCCATGGGAGCTCTTGATATGGGACTCCATGAGGAGGAATTACCTGAAATCGTAAATTTGTGGCGTAATGCGTCGCCTAGAATACGAGATTTGTGGTATGCCGTTGAGAATGCGGCCGTGTACACCGTTACTACCGGGAATCCTATAGGCCTTGACCATGGCATTATGTTCCGATTGGAAATTGATCCGTTATACGGTTACCGTTATATGACGATTGAACTACCTAGCGGACGTAAGTTATTTTATCCTAGCCCAAGCATTAAGCAAAATGCATTCGGTAAGGATGCTGTACATTTTAAGACTAAGGTAAACGCTGCATGGGTTACTGAAAGTACCTATGGAGGCAAATTAGTCGAAAACATCACACAAGCAGTCGCTCGTGATTGCTTAGCTTTGACTCTGCGTCGATTGGCGGATGTAGGATATCAAATTATTATGCACATTCACGATGAAGCTGTACTTGAAGTCAACAAGGAGAATGCAGAATCTACATTGGATGATGTTAATGCTATATTCTCAATCGCCATACCTTGGGCAGACGGGCTGCTATTATCATCCGCAGGATTTACTAACGAATATTACATGAAAGATTAGGAGGGGATACACTTGCAAAACGATAAACTGATTACCATCAGTATCGGTGCGAGTCGCACATCAAAGCAATGGACCCGTACGGAGATGTTGTGGTCCGAGTTTTGTGAACGCCTCAAAATCCCCGTTCGTACAACAGAAACCGTGGACGAATACCACAGATTGCCAAAATCTGAGAAAAGTAAGTTAAAGGACATAGGTGGCTTTGTTGGTGGTACTTTAAACGGTCTACAGCGTAAAGCTATTAACGTGTCTGGACGTGACCTGATTACTCTTGATATGGATGCCATATCACCTGGGGAAACTGAGAACGTCGCTCGCATGATTGACAGCCTAGGCATGGCTTATGTCATCTACTCAACCCGTTCTCATACGGTGCATCGTCCACGGTTACGTGTTATCGTCCCTACTGATAGAACGATGACACCTGATGAGTATGAGCCTGTTGCTCGTAAGCTGGCGGAGCTCATCGGCATTGGTATGATGGATGGAACTACGTTCGAAGCTTCTCGGCTCATGTATTGGCCATCATGCCCGAATGATGCACAGTATGTATATTACGTAGGTGATAAGGCATTCTTATCTGCTGACGGTATGCTCGGCCAATATACTGATTGGCGAGATGTGCGTTCTTGGCCGCAAGTACCAGGTAAGGAAGCATCGCAGCATGAAAAGCAGTTACTTGCAAAGCAAGCTGATCCGAGAGAAAAACCAGGTATCGTAGGTGCCTTTTGCCGAATATATGGTATCCGTGAGGCGATTGATAAATTCATACCTCATGCATATGTCGATGTTGATGGCAGCGAGGACCGCTTAACGTTCGTTACTGGCTCAACGGTAGCCGGGGCAGTTATCTATGATGACGATACATTCCTGTTCAGTCACCATAATACTGACCCGTGTAGCGGTCAATTAGTTAATGCCTTTGACCTTATCCGGCTGCATAAGTTCCACAGCTTAGATGAGACTGCTAAGGATGGGACACCTGGGCATAAGCTGCCATCTTACATGGCTATGTCTAAACTAGCTATGCAAGATACGGTAGTCGTTAACGAACTCAACATGGCCCGTGCCCGAGAATCGGCATCAAATGTATTTGCTGATATTATCACGGATGTATCGGCTCACGCTGAGACATCCGACCTTGACCCTAATGCGTTAACGAACGTCGACTGGATGAAAAGTTCGACTTTAAAGTACGACGAGAATGGTCGACCTAAGAACACACTAGATAACATGCTTAAAATCATGCACCATGATCCGGCGCTTGTCGGTAGACTTGCCTATGATAGATTTGGTTCGAGATACGTGGCAAAAGGGGCCCTACCATGGAACCCAACACCAGGACTTCGCATATGGACAGACGCAGATGATGCGGGCTTACGGTGGTATCTAGAAAATAAATATGATATCACCGGCAAAGATAAAATCATGGATGCCCTCATTATGTGCGCTGAACAAAATGGATTTAATGAAGTACTAGATTACCTTAACGGGTTATCCTGGGATGGCATTGCCCGATTAGATACCATATTCATCGACTACTTAGGGGCTGAGGATAATGTATATACCCGTGCAGCCGCTAGAAAGTCATTTACGGCGGCAGTAGCACGGGCGTTTGAGCCTGGATGCAAGTATGACACGATGCCAATTCTTATCGGCGGTCAAGGTATCGGTAAAAGTACTCTTATCCGCACGATGGGCAAGAAGTGGTACGCTGATGGCTTAAATACCTTTGAGGGTAAAGAAGCTGCAGAAGGCATTCAAGGTAAATGGATTATAGAAGCTGGTGAAATGGCGGGGTATTCGAGGGCTGAAGAAAATGCATCCAAGCAATTCCTAAGCCGTCAAGTAGATGTATTTCGTCAAGCCTATGGCCGACGTACGCAAGAGTATCCACGGCAGTGTGTGTTCTTTGGTAGCACTAATCAATATGAATTCCTAAAAGATATTACAGGTAATCGCCGATTTTGGCCTATTGATCTTGAGATGACGACTCCACGAAAGAACATATTTGTTAATCTTCCGGGAGAAGTTGACCAGTTATGGGCGGAGGCCTTGTATCGTTATAAAAGCGGGGAAAGCCTCATTATCGAGGATGACCCGGCTGTACTAAAACTGGCTGATGCGGCTAGAGAGGCGCACATGGAATCAAATACCAAAGCAGGATTGATTAATGAGTTTTTATTAATCAAAGTGCCTTTAAATTGGAATGTGATGAGTCGGAGCGCCAGGAGGACGTATCTTAGCATGAATGCGAAATCTGCCGAGGGTCAAGAGTTAGTATATCGTGATCGTATTTGTGCGGCAGAGGTATGGTGGGAGTGTTTCGGTAACGACCCAAGTCGCATGAAGAAGATCGAGACCAGGGAAATTAATCAGATACTGGCGGACTCCCCGTACACAATGGGTGGAAGTCAGTTGATGAGATTTGGTGAATATGGGCATCAAAGAGGGTTCAGAATCAACGAGTCAAAACTGAAATTATAACGTTAACATTCTCAATTAAGCGTTAACATTCTCAGTATTTTTGTTAACATTAGAATGTTAACGAATTCGGAGAATGTTAACGTACTATGTTAACGCATAAAGTCAGTATTTATCTATATTCATATAGGTTGGTTAACATTGTTAACATTATATACTGGTAAATATCAAAACAAAGAGTTTTAAGAAAAAATACACCCTTTACAGCCTTAATTTGAACCCTCATATACGCGTATGTAAACATGTTAACATTTAAAAATTTCAGAGGTGAGAAATGTTAGAAAAGGATATCGAGAGAAAATTAGTTGCAGGCGTCAAACGTTCGGGAGGCAAAGCGTATAAGTTTGTATCCCCTGGTAATATCGGTGTGCCTGATCGAATCGTCATATGGCCGAATGGCATTATTCATTTTGTAGAATTGAAGACAGCCAAAGGCGTACTTTCGCGATTGCAGGGAGTCCAAGCCCGTGAACTTCAAAAGCTAAATCAAAAAGTATTTGTGTTAAAAGGTGCAGATGCCCTGGCTGGTTATTTGGATCAATTCACAGAAGAATTCGGGGAGAAAGCGTAATGCAGTTTATTCCGCATGCGTATCAGCGATATTGTATCGACAAGACCGTTAATCAAAATAAGATAGGGCTATTCCTGGATATGGGTTTAGGAAAAACGATTATCACGCTATCTGCCATATACGAATTGAAGTACTCCAGATTTGCCATCCGTAAAGTGCTAATCATAGCGCCTAAGAAAGTAGCGGAGGCTACATGGCAACGAGAAGCACGAAAATGGGACGGTGTAGGTATATTAAGGATATCTACTGTATTAGGCAGCCTGAAAAAGCGTATTAAGGCTTTAAACACACCTGCCGACATCTACATCATTAATCGCGAGAATGTAACGTGGTTAGTTGATTACTACAAGAATGCATGGCCATTTGACATGGTAGTTGTGGATGAATCTAGTTCTTTTAAGAATCACACAGCTAAGCGATTTAAATCATTAGCCTATATGTATAACCACATCAAGCGTATGGTGTTGTTAACAGGTACGCCAGCCCCTAACGGATTAATCGATCTATGGGCGCAAGTGTATTTATTAGACCGCGGTGAGTCATTAGGGAAAACGTATACAGGATTTAGAGATTACTATTTCGAGCCTGATCAAAGGTCACGCGAAATGGTGTATTCCTATAAACCTAAATCCGATTCAAATGACAGTATCATGGCGGCAATATCTGGGTTATGCATATCCATGAAAGCTGATGACTATTTGGAGCTACCTCCAGTAATCAACGATATTAAATATGTGCAGTTAGATTCAAAAGCTAAAAAGGCATACGAAGATATGGAGCGCACATCTGTACTAGAGTTGATTGAAGCAGGCGAAGATATCACAGCTTTGAGTGCAGCAGCATTATCCACAAAGCTACAACAGTTAGCGAATGGCGCCGTATATGATGGCGATAGGAACGTTCACGAGATACATGGCTGTAAGATTGAGGCTTTTATGGAACTTGTAGAACAGTTAAACGGTAAGCCTGCATTAGTGTTTTACAATTTCAAGCATGACTGTGAACGACTAAAAGCAGCATTAGCTAAAACTAAATTACGAGTCTGTGAGTTAAAGGGTGCCGATGATGAGATAGCGTGGAATGCTGGAGAGATTGATATTCTATTAGCACATCCGGCTAGTACGGCATACGGGCTTAACTTACAGGACGGCGGTAACCACGTAATATGGTTCGGGTTAAACTGGAGTCTTGAGTTATATCAACAAGCTAATAAGCGGTTACATCGCCAAGGTCAAATGGAGAAGGTAATTATCCATCATCTAATATGTGAGGGAACTCGTGATGAGGATATGATGGATGCACTAGCCCAAAAAGACCGAGCACAGGAATATGTGCTGCAAAGTCTAAAAGCAAGAATCGATAAATACAGAAAGGATGATTAATATGGATCAATTTATAATGGCAGGATTAATCGGGGCCATCGTGGTAATAGTGAGTTACACGACTATTCAAGTTATAGATATCACTGATAAATATCTTGATAATCGAAAATACATGGCTGCATTGGGGCTGACCCCAGGTAGATTGTATGAGAGACCCAATAATCCCCCGCCGCCACCTATTAAGTTATCAGCTAATGAAACTTTAAAAAGTTTGGCAGCTAACGAAAATCTAAAACGATTAAGGAAGGTATCGAATCAATCAGGATTAACAATAGAGAAAGTTATAGCAGATAAATCCCCTAATCGCATAATTAGTCAATGCGATGATATAAACCACCCAAGCCATTATACACAAGGAGATATTGAGGTTATCGATTACATCGAAGACAAGAAACTAGGGTATCGATTAGGTAATGTAGTGAAGTATGTATCCCGAGCTGGTCATAAGGACGATGCTATTAAGGATTTGAAAAAAGCCCGTTGGTATCTAAATCGGGAAATTGCAAAGAGGGAAGAGCATGACAAAAGTCGAGCGACTACTAATTAACAAAGGGCACTATCTAGATGACACGTATCATCTTGTCATGGATATAGTTAAGGTTGTAGATAATCTCAAGGATAATGTTGCCGAGAGATTAGATGATGATCTGAGTGATGATGCGTACGCCATGTGCGAAGAGATGTTTACTGCTGTCGAACAATGCAAAGCGGATATGGTAGAAGCCATCGAGGATATTGTCGAACGTATGGAGGTAAAGGATGCAAAAGCGTAGAAGCAGGGCAGATGTGATTGTAGGTGCCATACAGTCAGATTTAAGTCTCGCCATCATACGAGCTCGTAATAGACAACTGAGATCACCTATGCTAGATGATAGAATTCGTGAAAGCGGATACATTGACGGATTACTACGAGCACAGATGATTATCAGTAAATATGGGGATTATCGCATATGATGGCTAATGAAGAACTACAAGCTGTCCGCCATACTGAGCAGCGAATGCGTGCGTTAGAGATTCAGCTAAGTGCGATTAACCGAGATTTACATTCAGAAGCTATACAGATATGTGAATCGGGAGATGCTATGCCACGAATCAGTAAGCACTTACAAGAATGTAGGGAGGAGCTGAACAGAGAATGGGATGAATTGATTGATTCTCGAAATAAGGTCAAGCAAGTCATCAACCAAATAACTGACGGACAATACAGGGATGTACTGAATCTCAGATATATTAATGCATTGCCATGGGAGCAGATAGCTGTCGAACTAGGGTATTCGTGGCGACAAGTTCACAGACTTCACAAGAAAGCAATAGCTGAATTTGAAAAGATGGCATAGAATGGCACACTCTTAATTTAATATAATGTAAATGTAGTAGATAGCAGGCAGTGTCTGGCCCGCACAATATGTCTGCCTGCTGCACTGCCCCGGGGTAGACCTTACTTAGTTGAGGTCTACCCTTTTTCTTATTGAGTATCAATGATAATACCTAATTAAGAAAATAAAAATTTGGAAAAGGTACTCCGCGGGCGAAAAATGGCCGCTGGTCGCCCCCGCGCGATGGTCCTCTCTCTGTGAGAAAAATTTTCCTGTTGAATGTAGAAAGACGAATTTAGAAAGGAGTACACCTATGGCGGACACAAAACCGAGAGTGAAATTTGATGCTGCAGGCAATCTGCTCGTATCCAGCACTCAACTATGTGACCTCTTGCGGGTCACTCCGGAAATTATTTCTCGACATCATAAAGCAGGGATGCCTAAAGCCTCTGTAGGTTGGTGGAATCTCCGGGAAGTCCTCGTGTATTTAGGACAGGCGAAAGGTGATAGCGCTAAAAGCAAATCCGCATCAACTCGTAAGTTAGAAGCCGAAGCAGATTATAAAGAAGCAAAGGCCGCGCGTGAAAAGAAAATGCTAGATGTGCTTAATGGAGAATATGTCCCTCGTGCTGATGTGGCACAGGCATGGGCTAGCCGAGTATTGGAGATGAAGACATCATTTACCAAATTAGGTAAGCGTATTGGAAGTGAATTCACGGATCCTGAGGAACGTGCTCGTGTAGAAAAGGTGGTGAATGGCCTTGTCGAAGAATACCTCGAAAGCTACGCACGCGAAGGCGAGTACACGCCGAAAGTCAAAGCCACGGGAAAAGGTAAGTCCAAAGGTTGACTGGTTCCCTGAGGAATTAGAGGCATTCAAGCCACCTGAAAGATACACTGTTTCGGAATGGGCGGATAGGTACAGGGTACTGACTAATATATCTGCTGAACCTGGACGATGGCGTACAGCGCGGACACCTTATCTCAAGGAGCCTATGGACAAATTCACGGACCCTCTTATTGAAAGCATCTCGTTATGTTTCGGGGCGCAGATTGGTAAGACGGAAGCTGAGCTTAATATGATTGGGTATGCGTTACACCAAACCGCATCACCAGTCATGATGGTTTATCCGACGGATACTATCGCAAAATTTGCTAGCGATAAACGTGTGCAACCGATGATCCGGAGCGTAGAACCATTGGCAGATATGTATGACGAGGGCAGTAAGCTGTTGGAGTTAGACTTCGTTAATGGGAACTACATGGTGCTTGTTGGGGCGAACTCACCAAGCAGCTTATCAAGTCGGTCAATTAAGTACTTATTCTTCGATGAAATTGATAAGTATCCAGCTTTCTCTGGTAAGGAAGCGAATCCAATTAAGCTGGCTGAGGAACGTACCAAGACATTCGTTGATAAGAAGATTGTAAGAGTGTCAACTCCTACGATTGAAAGTGGCAATATTTGGCAGTCCTATATGGGCGCAAATGAACGCAAGCAGTATTACGTGCCATGTCCGCATTGCGGGGTGTCGCAGACCCTCAAATTCAAACAGATAAAATGGCCGGAGGAACACCATGGCAATGCGGATATGATACGTGATACCGCATATTATGAGTGCGAACATTGTAAGCAACGTATTGATGATAAGCACAAGATGGATATGCTCCGGCAAGGTGAATGGCGTGCGGTGAATGAATCACAAGTCCGAGTTGTCCGGTCGGTTGCATATCACATGTCATCCCTTTACTCTCCATGGGTTACCTTTGGCGATGTGGCATATGAGTTTGTTAAATCAAAGGATAAGCCAAGTGAGTTGATGAATTTTATCAACTCTGGATTAGCGGAGCCGTGGAAATCTGCGAAAACTAAAAGCACACAGAACCTCGTGTTTACGCAATCGGAAGTTCCTCGAGGTATTGTGCCACAGCATGCGCCACTACTTATCGCATCTGTTGATGTGCAGCAAGATCATTTCTGGTGGGAGGTTAGAGCCTACGCTCATGGTGTATCAAGTTACTTAGTCGATTATGGTCAAGCAAGTAGTTGGTCAGACTTAACCGAGATACTCATTGATAGAGAATATCCATCAGAGTATGGTGAGGCCCGTAAGATTGTGAGGGCCGGTATCGATAGTGGCTATCGAACAGATGAAGTATATCAGTACTGTGCGCAGTACCCAGAAGTATGCGTGCCAGTTAAAGGTGATTCATCACACAGTCCTCTAGCTCCGCCTTATAAGATGAGCAGCATCGAGAAGGGCGTCATCGGAGGCATGAAGCTGTACGTAGTGAATACCGATTACTGGAAGGACTTTATATTTGCACGTATGGTACGTCCGGCTAATGAGCCTGGCACAATCCATTTATTTAAGGATTGCCCAGAGGAATATTCGGAGCACCTCCGGTCGGAGGAAAAGCAAGAAATCCGAAATGTAAAGACCGGAGCAGTTACAGTGCAATGGAAACCATTAACCAGTCATCCAACAAATCACTTGTTGGATACGTGTGTATACAACGCCATGGTGGCGGACTCGGTAGGTGTTAAATACTTACCCGAATATAATCTGGATACCGATGAGGAGGACGAAGATACGGATGCTGAAGATTTTAATGCAGATAGCCGAGGTTGGTTTAGTTAAGAAGGAGGTGAGACCATGAGCGCAAGAGAAGACTTGGAGCGTATTCGAACGATAATCGAGGAAATCGAGACGAATGGATACGCCGAGATGTCTGTAGGTGGTAAGCGATTTAAGACGCATGACCTGCCGACATTATACGCCCGTGAACGTGAGTTAATGGCTCGCGTTGATGATGAGGAAGGTAATAACACGACATCCTACGTGTCATGGGAGCGACGATGAACATACTCGATAAGGTAATAGCTTATTTCAATCCAGAGCGAGCTGCCCGTAGAGCATATTTCCGTAGTTCGCTTGAACGTGGATATGATGCGGCGTCAACAGACCGATTAAGCGGCGACTGGATGCCTGTATTTGGTACAGCTGAACAGGTAGCATCAGGTCAACGAGATCTGATTAGGGGGCGTGCACGTGCAGCAGAACTTAATAGTGACCTCGCTGAAAGTGTTGTATTGGCATTACTACGGAATGTAGTAGGTACCGGAATAAAACCACAGTGCAAAATTAAGACCCGCGCAGGAAAGCTGAATGAAAGGCTCAATAAGAAAATTGAGGAAGCTTGGGCGGACTGGGTGGATAAGGAAAACGCGGATATCCGAGGAATATCTACGTTCTACGAGTTGCAAGAAATGGCTCTGCGCCGAATGGTCTATGACGGGGAAATCCTAGTTAACATGACCTCCGAAGGCGCAGATATACCACTATCTTTACAGCTTATCGAGGGTGAGAATATCGGAGCCGTATCGGTAAGCGAGAATGGCAACAGTATTGTTAATGGCGTAGAAGTTAATAAATACGGAAGACCAATAGCATATCACGTATTCCAAACAGATCCGTTAGGAATACGGTCGTTTAACGAGGCACGACTACCAAGTAACAGGGCTTTCCTATTACATAAACCGCGTAGGCCTAGTGAACTGCGCGGGGTTAGTATGTTAGCCCTTGTATTAAAGCGCATTCACGACGTGGATGAATACATGGATGCTGACCTTATAGCGGCTCGTGTAGCAGCATGTTTCGGTGCGTTTGTAACGAGTAATACCGGAAATAACCCAATGATTGCAAATAAGATTGACAGTAAAGGCAAAAAAGTCCGCTCGATGGCACCAGGGATTATCCAGCATCTACGTGCCGGTGAATCTATTTCGTTTGCGGAGCCTAAGCGAAATGCAGGAACCGCATCAGAATACTCAGCGACACAAACAAGACGCATAGCGTCTGGTATGGGTCTAAGCGCGGACATAGTGACGCGCAATATTAGTGGTAACTTCTCCGCAGCTCGGCAGAATATGCTGGAGGACCAGCAATCATTCAAGCAGATGCAGCGTTTTATAATTGAGCATTTTTGTATGCCGGTATGGCGGGCTTTTATTGAAGCGTGCTACCTGAAGGGAATTATCCCGGCCAATGACTATGCAGCGAACCCAAAACTTTATAAAAAAGTAGCGTGGTTAGCTCCAGGCTGGTCTTGGATTGACCCTGTTAAGGAAGTTAATGCTAACAAGGAAGCCATTAAGGCAGGACTCACAACACTCGAAGACGTATGTAGTGCATCTGGTAAGGACTGGGAAGAAGTACTTGAACAGCGGAAGCTGGAGCAAGACCGCATTAAGGAATTGGGTGTTGCCCTTGATATGAATGGGGACATAACGAATCTAGCGGATGATAACGCCACTGATATGAAAGGAGATGATAGCTAGTGGGAAAATTTGCAAAAAAGCAGCTCTTAGGTAAGTATGCCCGAGAGGCGCAAATCACAAATATCGAAGCGAACGATGATCGTACCGTTGAATTGTCCTTCTCCTCTGAAGAGCCATATGAAAGATGGTTCGGAACAGAGATATTGTGTCATGACGACGGATGCATTAACCTAGACCGTTTTAATAACGGTTTGGGTACAGTGTTATTCAATCACGACCGTGATGCCGTAGTCGGACACATTGAGAGTGTGTGGATTGAAGACAATCGCGGCAAAGCGATCGTTAAATTCGACGAGGACGATGAGTCTGAAAAGATTTATCAAAAAGTTTTAAAAGGCACGCTACAGGGCGTGAGTGTCGGGTATTCCATAAGCCGATACGAGGAATTAATTGATTCCGATTCTAAAAGCTCCAATGGTCGGTTTACCGGTCCGGGTTATGTAATCACAGACTGGGAGCCGTTGGAAATTAGTATTGTGTCCGTCCCTGCAGATCCAAGTGTAGGGGTAGGCAGAAGTGTAGAAGATAATGAGGAGGAACCTATGAAAGGTGATGCAAAAGCAAAAGGCACTGAGCAAAACGTGCCACAAGTAGTACCGGAAGTACCAGAGTCCGGAGTTAAAGGTTTTAATGCAGATGACGCTAAGAAGTTGATTGCGGCAGAACGTGAACGCGTATCTACAATCACAAGTTTATGCCGTGACTTTGAAGTTGATGGCGTAGATGAATTCATCAAATCCGGTAAATCTGTTGCCGAAGTTCGTGAGGCTGTAATGGATGCGTTGCGTGAACGTAATAAACCAGTATCCATTAAAGTCGGTGAAGCAGATTCTGATAAGTTCCGCATGGCTATGCAGGACGCTTTGATGATGTCAATTGGTATCCCAGTCGCAAATCCTGCACCAGGTGCAGATGAACTCCGTTCTATGTCCTTGATGGAATTAGCACGTGAGTCTATAGTTCGTGAAGGTCTCACTGTTAATTACTCCGATCGATTGGAATTAGCCCGTGAAGCTATCAACTCCACATCCTCTTTCCCAATCGCGTTGTCTAATGTAGCAAATAAGGCCTTGATGCAAGGTTATGAAACAGCACCATCTACATTTGCAACATGGGCGGGAAAAGGCAGTAACCGCGACTTCAAACCAGCAAAACGTATTTTGCTTTCCGAAGCAGCCGAATTGAAACTTGTCCCTGAGGGCGGACAATTCAAGGATTCCCAAATGCATGAAGCAGGTACGAATGTTAGCGTATTTACATTCGGACGTACGTTCAGCTTAACACGACAAGCTATTATTAATGACGATTTGGGTGTATTTAACGATATCTCTTCTAAATTCGGTCGTGCCGCAAAAAATAAAATCAATAACATGGTATATGATCTTTTAAGTGGCAATACGGTATTAGAAGATGGAAAAGCCTTGTTTAGTGCAGACCGTAAGAACTTGGCAACTACAGGTTCCGAGTTAAGTGTTGTATCTTTAGCTGCAGGCGTAGCGGCTATGCGTCGCCAAAAGCATATTGGTGAAAATCGCAATTTGAACATCGCACCTACATATTTGATTGTCCCACCTGAGCTCGAAGCATTGGCTTATCAAGTAGTTAAATCTACGGTAGACCCTGCTCGTAGCAATGATACAGTTAACCCATTCGGTGGTCGATTCACTATTGTTGTAGATGCGGCATTAACGGATCCACATGCCTGGTACTTGGCATCCCGTCCTACAGATGTTCAAACTATCGAAGTGACGTATTTAAACGGTGTTGAAACACCTCGCTTAGAAACGCAAACAGGATTCAAGGTTGATGGCATCGAGTACAAAGTAGCAATTGATTGTAATGCAACAGCTCTCGACTTCCGCGGCTTGTACAAAAACCCTGGTAAATAATTAGTAACTCATTAGGAGGTAAATTGATATGGCTAAATTCATTCAAGAACTAGACCGCATTGACTTTAAGAATGCAACAACCGAAGCGATTGCCGTAGGGGACATTGTCCCTATCGGCAAAATGCATGGCGTTGCAATTACAGATATCGCACCTAATGCCGTGGGTGCAGTTAAGGTAACAGGTTGCTTTGAAGTAGCGGCATTGGCTTCTGATTCTTTTGCAGTAGGTGATAATGTGTATTTTGACAAAGATCAAAAGCGGGCATCTAAAACAGATACTAACCCAGTATTAGGTGTAGTTATCACAGAAAAGCGCCCAGGCACTACAGTGTTAGAAGTCGCACTTGTGCCAAATGTAGAAAAGTAATGTAAAGGCGGGCGTATGCCCGCCTACTCCATAGGAGGTAAGGCACTATGAAATTAGGATATAGACCTAATGCACTGCTTTCCATATTTGGTGAACGAATTACCTACAAAGGCCAATCCATAAAAGCTAGTGTAGAAATCGGCGAATATGACGGTAAAGGTTCAGGATTCGTTGATAAAGCATTAGCCGATAAGGCTCAGATTTGGGTGCGTGCTAAGGATGTTCCTGAACCTCGTTCAAAAGACGAAGTGTATATCAATGGCGAGAAATGGTACGTTGATCACATTTCCAACTTTGACGGTACAATGTACTGCATCGAAATTGTCCGTAACGTGAGGGCGGTGAGACCGTAATGAGTAACGAACCGATTACGATTACAGACACAGCCACATCGTATCTGAATTTCATTGCAGAAACTAAACCCGACTGGATGCGCAAGGCATTAAAATCCACGGGCTGGATGATGCAAAAGGAAATTAAACAGGGCATCAGATCAGGTGCACCAGGCGGACATAAGTATCCTAACTTCATGGCGCCGGCGCGACGTGCTGCATTTGAGTCAGCATTTGGTGCTAAACTTCGCAAAGCATACCAAAGTGGCGGACGAGCTGAACGAGAGGCCTGGGGCTCTAAATCGCGAAATGCCTTACTTGATATGGGCATTAGCGCCAGGACAATCGGCTATAGTCCACTCGGTAAGTTATCAAATGCAGTTGGATACCAGTATGACAAAGGCAAGCAATCCGTCCGAGTTGGGTGGTTATCTAATTCGGCTAAACGGTTAGGTGAACGAATCGAAGAAGGGTACACTAAGCAAATTACAGAGCCTATGCGCAAGAAGTTATTTGCTGCAGGCGTACCATTGCCTAAGGGTAAATCGATGTTCAAAATTCAGCCACGTCATACTTATGGACCTATGAAAGCAGCGTTACAGCCTAAGCTTAAACCTTATATCGAGGGTAAGATAGGCGACTACGCTATTTATGGTCCGGCTGCACAATCCGCATCTCGACGTAACTACAAGGTAAGGTGATTTGATGCAACAGACAATTCCACTGTCGCGCATCGTTGAACGTTGGGCTGAAGCCCTAGCGAATGATGAAGCGTTGACTAAATTTTGTAATGACAAATACGGAAAGCCGGCGCAACTGTATGTCGGCTACGACGATGTTGATGCACCGCTCGAAGAAGATTGCCCTTGCATCATATTACTACCGAGTAATAAGAACGAAGGGCTTGCTGATACCTACACATACTCGTTAATGATTGTATGGGGTATCGTCCATAAAGGTGCAACTCGCGTTAAGAATATTATTCGATACGACGGAGCGCTAGAATCGGATAACCTAGGGCAGTTAATAATCGAATGCATTTGTAAGGTGAATCCAGCGTTTCCGGTAATCGACATTGATTATGAATTAGACTCAATGAATTGGCGCCCGGTGTTCACCGGACGTTTAACAGCTACTATAGAAATCCCGCATGTAATCGGCGGAAATATTGAATATTAAAGGAGGAAATGCAATATGGCAACAGCAAAACGTGCACAGGGCTCTCAGTCCCATGTGACGATTGCGTTTGAGTCGGACTTTGGTACAACGCCAACCACTGGCGGTGTTATCACTCCGATTATTTCTAGCTCTGTGAAAGCTAGTCAAAATTTAAACGATTCTACCGTAATCCGCGGTGATCGTAATCCCGCAGCGCCATTCCGTGGCAACATCGACACATCCGGTAGTTTAACCGTACCTGTTGGTGTAATCGACATCGGATACTGGTTAAAAGCTGCATTTGGTCAACCGACTTCTAACACAACTGGCCAAGCACCAAATAAGAAGTCTGAGCACACATTTAAAATCGGCAACACAATGCCGTCGTTAACTATTGAACAGGGTTACCCTGATGTTAACGTATTCCAACAATTCGCAGGTGTGCGAATCAGTAAATTAGGCTTTAAATTCGGCGGGGATGCCGAATTATCTACATCCATTGATGTGATGGGCTGTAAGGAAACATTAGCCAGTGCTACATTTGATGCTGCAGCTAAGGCTGTAAATTTCTTACCATTCCAAAATCCTAATGCAACCATCAAAGAGGGTGGCGTTACTGTGGCCAATATTTTAAGTTGCGATATCAACTTTGATTTTGGCTTGGATGGAGATTCTTACGCTATCGGCGGTAAAGGCTTTAGAACATACATCGACCCAGGTATTGTGTCAATTTCCGGTACGATTAAAGCGTTCTTCCAAAATAAGGACCTTTTAAACAAAGCGGTTAATGGTACAGAATCCAGCTTGGAATTGCGACTTGAACAAGATGACTGGTCGCTTACATTCAAGTTGCCCGAACTTGTGTACGAACGACAATCTCCAGGCATCGATGGTCCTCGTGGCGTCAATATTGAATTGCCATTTAAAGCATACTATCGTGCAGATGCTGGTCGTTCCGCATCCATCATTACATTAGTTAACAATCAAGAACAATACTAGGAGGTGCCAACATGGCATTTGAAGATATCAAAGTAAGAGGCTTAACATTCGCTGAACGTGGTGAATTAATTAAATCTGGTTTAGACCCATTGTATACCCCAGTTCCGGAAGAAGCACCGGGTACAGAACGCCTATTACGTTCTCGTGAGCTTGCGCAATGGATTATGCAGCATATCTACGGCTTAACTGAAGATGAAATCAATGCAGCACCAGATAATGATCTTATGGAAATTGCGCTTGATACAATGCGGTTTACTCACGAAAAAAAGGCTGAAATCGAAAAAAACTAATTGATGCAATACTTTGGCTTAACTCCGATAAGCCAAAGTATTGCTCTGATTGTATCAAGATGCAGCGTGAGACTAAACAGAATTTTGACTGCTCGGAGTGTGAGTTTAATTCCCCGCATCAATTAGATGGAACGAGACAAGCAATGCGAGTATACAACGCTAGTCGTATGCAGCGACGATGGCATTCAGGCGGTATTGCAGGATTCGATATGCCAGCGGTATTAGAAGTGGCGAAGGCTTACGGCATTGAGCCACTACCGCACCTTATCGACTTACTCGTATTATTAGAAGCCAAAGAATTGGAGGTGGCGCATAAGAATGGCCAATAATTTAATTGATATTGTCGTTCAGCTGACCGATAAGAATACGGAAGCAGGACTCAAGAAAATTACTGCAAGTGCCGAAGGCGCCAAATCCGCTCTTGGCAAAATGAAGAATGACCTCATGGCGATAGGTGCCGGTGTTGGTGTAGTAGGCATCGGTGCCAAACTTGCCAAAGAGGCTATTCAATGGGATGTAGCCGTTAAGAAGTTATCCGGTATCACTGGTGCTACGGCAAAAGAAACCAGTGAACTATTAGCAGTAGCTAATTACATGGGTATTGCTATGGAAGATAGTGCGGGGGCATTTGCTAAGTTTTCAAAGAACGTCGGGGCGGCCAAAGAGAAAATGGAAGTCGCTCGGGCAGAGGGAAAACTCGGTACTGATATCTTTAGTAAATTAGGCTACACCCTTGAACAGATTCAAGGTAAGAATACCGTTGAAGTGTTCAAGATGATACAGGAACGTCTAAGGGGCATGAAAGATGGCGCTGAAAAGACTCGTGTTGAAATGGAACTCTTCGGCCGTACTGGTTACCAAATGCACGCCATGCTTAATATGTCTGCTGAACAGATGGACAAAGTGGCTGAACGTGCCAAAGCAATGGGGCTTATCATCGACGATGAGACTGCAGCTAAATCCGCAAAGCTGAATCGGGAATTAAAGGATTTAGAGAATACAGGGAAAAGGCTTGCAGTATCTATCGGCCATGAGTTAGTTCCTGTGTTTAATGACTATGCAAAAGGCGTATTGGATGTAGCTAAAGAATTTGAGTCAATGACTGCCGAGCAGAAAGAAGCTATCGGCGGAATTGTTAAATTCGGTGCTGAAGCCAGTGCAGTGATCATAGTCATGAGGTCGCTAACCAGCGCACTCGGATTTATGCGACTAGCTACACTTGCTGCAGCCGGTCCATGGGTAACTTTAGCTACAGTAATAGGACTTGCTGGGAAAGCACTACTTGATTTCCGATATAACGAAAAAACATCCGGCTCTTATATGGGTGTAGATGTTGACGGGAAGCGTATTCACAAAAATACTAATTCCACTGACGGTATGAATCAGACCTATAAGGACAGTCATGATACTCGATATTGGATTGAGGATAGTGCGTGGCTTGGACTTGTAAAAAATGACCGCTTAGCTACAAAAGAAGAAGGCGCTAGAATCGATGCGGCTTTAAAGCAAAAAGAAGAGGCTGATGCTGCAAAAGCGAAACTCGATGAAGAACTTGCAAAAGCGAAAGAGGACATTGCTAATGGCGGATTAACGAATACCGAGGCTATTAATAAGGCAAATGAGGAAGCAGCAAAAGCAGCCAAAGCCCAAGAACAGGCTGCAAAGAAAGCCCAACAAGCAGCAGAGAAGTTAGCAAGCGCTGTAGAGCGTATGTCTGAACTATATCGGTCTCTTACTTTGCAGAGTTTACAAATTGACGGTAGTCAATACGAAATCGATAAGTTAACTGCTAAGAATCAGTATGAGTCAAACGAAAAAAATATTCGTGATATTATCCGATCCGTTTCAAGCTTGAATAGTGGTGCTACAGGACAAGCTGCGGGTGTACTAGAAGCAGCTAATGAGCAACTCGGTAAGGCGTACAAGTTAGGAGCAGATGGTACCTGGGCTACGGATTGCGGAAAGCTATTCTCTGATGCAGTTAAACAGTCACTCGGGGCGGACGTACCTCGTCGAGTCGATAAGCTATGGGAAGCGGCGGCTGCTGTAGGGGCTTGGCATCCAGAAGGTGACGGGTATATTCCTAAAGCTGGCGATGGTGTGGTTGTACTTGGTGATGAACACATTGTTATTAGTGACGGGAACGGAGGCTATACTGGTGCTAATACAAATGGAGTGGTCGCTAAGCCATCTGTTACCGCAGATTTTGGACAAATCACTGGATATATTGACACAGCTAAGTATGCAGGCGCTGCATCAAGCGCCACTGCTGATTCTGTCGGCAGTGCAGAAAATGCTAAGAAATTAGCTGAGTCTGACCTAACCGCCCAAGTTAGAGCTAAGAATGAGGAGTTGTACCAAAAGCGATTAGCTGAGGCACAACGAAATCAGACTATCCGTGTTCGCAAGATGAACGAGGATATTAAGAAACTCGATCTTGAACGCACAGGCGACCGCCTGCAATTACTCAAAGCTGAATCCGAAGCACAAAAGGCGCAGATTGATGATAACGTCCGTGAGTATACAAAAGCTGTAGGCGATAAGGAACTTGCGGAAAAGAAAGCTCAAGCAGAGCGTTTAAAATTAGCATCTGATACTGAGCAGAAAATCAGAGAGTTAGCATATACTCAAACGAGTGAAACCGTTGACCACTTAACCAATATGGTTACTCTTGGTCGCTTATCTCGTAGTGATGCGGATGCGCTACTTGCTGAAGAGTTAAAGACCTATATTGACTATGCACGTAGTGAAGTCAATGAGGCCCAGTTAACAGCTACGCAAAGACTGCAAATTGAAAAGAACCTATTAGAGTCTCAACAGAAGCTATGGGAGCTTGCTGGGAGAAGTCTTAAAACGAGCCTACAAGAAGCCGCACGTCAATATAAGCAAGAGACTACCAATTATGCTGATTTAGCGAAGTCTACTTTTGATAGTACAATGAGCTCTATCAATTCTACGTGGACAAATAATCTCGAGGCTATGGCAACAGGGACGAAGTCATTCAGTAAAGGTATTAAGGACATATTCAAGGATATGACGAACGCCATTATTAAGATGATGATTCAGTTAACGTTCCAGCAATATGTCATGCCTAAGTTGCAAGGATTATTTGGTGGTGCAGTAAGTGGTATTGGCTCACTAGGTGCTGCAAAAGGGACATCGTCCTTTGCCGGCGGTAGTTCGTTTAGTTCTGCATTTACAGGAAATCGATTCGCTGCCGGAGGAAAAACAAATCCAGGACTTATGCTGGTTGGTGAAAACGGGCCAGAATTATTACAATCCTCCGGATCACATCGCATTTATACCGCAAGCGAAACCCGTAGATTGATGGGCGGCACTACAAGTAACAACGTAGTTGTTAATATTGTTAATCAGTCTGGCCAAGAACTTGAAAGTAAGCAACAGAACTCTCGGTTTGATGGTGAGAATTATGTTATCGATGTAGTGGTTCGTGCTATGGAATCAAATAAAGGAGGTATGCGTGACGCCATCAAGGCATCCGCAGTATAACTATGGCAGTATTTCCAGATATTCGATGGCCGATATACCCAATTCAGGAGACTACTCCAGATATTTCGTATAAAGGCCAAGTTGAAAACATGACGCTAATCACCAGGAAGAAGACGACAAAGACCCGACGGACATATTCCGTCGGGTACAAGTTGCCAACAGCTGATTACTATAAACTTCGGTCATTCTTCGATGAAGTCAACTGCTCCGGTATATTCGACTGGGTACATCCAGAAACACGGGAAACACTAAATGTACGATTTGCTGATCAGTTAGACTTTGCGGCGAATGACTACGGAGTGTGGATGGGAACCGTGAAATTACAGGAGGTATAACATGTTACCGCTCTCAACGGCATCGATTTTAGAGAAAAACCAAATATCGGCCACAGGTGTGTGGTTAATGCTGTTAGAAATATCCTATAAAGGGGATACGATTCGATTGGTATACAATACGGAGAATATCCAATTTCAAGGCAATACCTATATTGCATTTCCATTTACCATTCAAGATGTTACAGAGAATGCGACGGATTTACCTAATATCAAGCTATCCGTGTCTAATGTAACTCGGACAATCCAGCGTATGGCAGAGTCTAATAATGGATTCACTGGAGCCAATGTCATCATTCGTGTAGTGAATACGAACATACCTGATGTGTGCGAGCAAGAGGAGCATTTCGTAATTACGGGAACTCATGCAAACGCAGAATGGATGGAGTTTACACTGGGTACTGACTTTAGCTTTACTCGACGATTCCCGTTAATCCGTGTGATGAAGGATTTCTGCCCGTTCAAATTTAAAGGGGTTCAATGTGGATATAAGGGTCACGAAAATCAATGCAATAAAACCCTAGCGCGATGTCGTGAATTGGGGAACAGTACTCGATTTGGAGGAGAACCTACTATTCCGCAAGGAGGACTATATGCATCCAATAAGTGATTTGACTGATATGATAGGTACCCCATTCTCGGAAATGAAATGCTGGGATGTAGTTGTTGAGGTATATCGGCGTAGTGGAATACCACTACCCGAATATACCCAAATCCAAATGGATGAATGGCGCGAGGTTCGTGAGCCAATGCCGGGGAGTGTTTTGGTGTTTGCTCTATATGGTAAAAATCTCGATCATGTAGGGGTTTATCTTGGCGAAGGTAAATTTATACACGCTACTGAACACAGCGGCACCTGTATAGAGCACATATCAAAGTACGTGCCTCGATTGAAGCACATTTATGAAAGGAAGGAGTAGCAGATGGTTAATGTAATCATTGTAAATAATCCGTTCAAGCCGGAGCAGCGGGATACAAAATATTTGCCATTTAAACAGGGCAAGTCTATCAGCTATTACTTCAGCGCACCAGGTGAATGGGCGTACTCAGTAAATGGACATGAGGCGGCACCGGATACAATTGTAAACGATGAAGACTACATTGTAGTAATGCCCCGAGTTGAGGGTAAGTTCTTTGGTGTTCTTCTATCGATAGGGATGGCTGCATTTACCGGTGGTATCGCTTCGGGTGCTATCTTTGGTATCAAAAGCTTAATTTGGCGGTCAATAATTGCTATGGCGGTAGGGATGATAGGTAATGTTATCATTTCAAAGTTAACTGCTCCTAAGGTTGACCGTTCGAATTCCGAACAGTCAAATACATATGGCTGGGGAGGTACTGAAACTGTTACCGGACAAGGTTACCCTTTAGCCGTGACGTATGGCCGAATGAAAAGCGCTGGGTTATTATTATCCCGCCATGTAATTAGTGATGGTGAAAAGCAATATCTTAATCTCTTATACTGTGCCGGTGAGGGCGAGTTATCAAAGATAGAAGATATTCGTATAAACGCTAACCCAATCAGTAATTATAAGGATGTGCAGGTGGATATCAGAAAGGGCACAAATGACCAAACCGTTATCCCAAATTTCAATGATAACTTTGCGGATCAATCCCTAAACTATGAATTGACTGAATCATGGAATACGCAACAGGTACAAGGCGATGCGTGTGACGCGATAGAGTTAACTGTTGGATTCCCAAACGGATTATATTATTCAAATGATAGCGGCGGCGCTGACCGTACGTCTGTCACGTTGAAAGCAGAAATTCGTAAGGTGGGTGATGAGTCCTGGCAGGCATTACCTTTAGCAAATCAAAAGGGCATGGCCGGCCATATTAAGCGCCGTGATGCATGGAACTTTATTAAGTCAGATAATAGCGTGACAAATACAGCTGATTACGCAGGACGAATTGAAGAGGCGACAAATAATGCGTTTTATCGTGTATTTCGCTTTGACAATCTCGAAAAGGCGCGTTATGAAATCCGTATGCGATGCAGTGCGAAAGATGGGAAAAGCCTGCGCCATGTCAATAAGGTCTACTGGGTGCAACTAACCCAAATTATTTATGATGATTTCGTGCATCCGGGGAAAGCCCTCATTGGAATTAAGGCTTTGGCTACATCCCAACTAAGCGGAACTGATCCAAAAGTGACATGGATTCAAGAGCGCTCAGAGGTGTATGTGTTCAATCCGTATATCAATAAGTACGAAGCTCAACCCGCGGACAATCCAGCATGGGCTGCATATGATTTAATTCATATCTGCCGTAAGATTGGCGGTGAATATATTGTATTCGGACAGCCCCATATGCGCCTTGACTATAACGCATTTAAGGCATGGGCAGATAAGTGCAAAACAAATGGGTTTACATTCAACTATATATACGACACCGCTATGCGATTATGGGATGCGTTAAAGTATCCAGAAGCAGTAGGTCGAGGAAAAGTAATTCCTGTAGGAACCAGGTTCACATGTGTTAGTGATTATCAATCCACACCGGTACAGTTGTTTACTGTAGCCAATATCAAACACGGCAGCTTTACTGAAGAGTTTCAAGGTGTGGAGGCTAGGGCTAACTCTGTTGAAATATCGTTCCTTAACAAGGATAAGGATTATGAGCGAGACGTCATTCCAGTATACGGTGACACTTACGACGAGTCGGATACACTAACAAATCCGGCACAAGTTGAACTCATGGGGTGCACCAGTCTTGAACAGGCTTATAAACACGGTAAGCATTTCTTGCGATGCAATAAATATGAAATACGCACTGTGACAATAGAGGCGTTTACAGATGCCATAGCGTGCACGGTAGGAGACATCATTCTAATTCAGCACGACATACCTGAATGGGGTGAGGGTGGTCGTGTGGTTGCGGTAAGTGGCCAGACGATTACACTCGACAAGGAAGTGTCGGTACAACCAGGGAAGAATTATCAGTTGCTGATCCGTAGCAACTCTACGGATACCGTCTCTACGTTTAACGTAGTAAATGTATCAGGTCTCAATGTGATTGTTAGAGAGGCTATACCGGTGCAGCCTGATGCGGTATATGCATTCGGGGAGGTTTCTAAATCGGCTAAACCATTTCGTGTATTAGCTATTACAAAGACATTATCAGAAATGACCCGTAAGATCCAATGTATGGAGTATTATCCAGAACTCTACGTATCGGATGATGGCACGGTGCCAAGTATTGATTATACAAATCACGGTGCATCTGATATTCAATCAGTAGGGTTAGTGAGCGATGTCTATGGTGCTAATGGCATCATGTATTCACGCATAGGTGTAACGTGGCAGTTACCTCGCGATGGAAAAGTCTCAAATGTAGTCGTGAATTACCGAAACGTAAAAAGCGATACGTGGACATATATCGGAAACTACCCAGCATCCACAAATACTACCACAATATCCGATGTGCTGCTAGGCGCGAACTATGAAGTACGCGTGCAGGCTATTAATGAGTTAGGCCAGCTGACTACTGGCGTGACAAAATCTATAGCCATACCTAAGATGCAAACGCCAGAGGATGTTCAGAATTTACACGTTATAAGTCGGTACAATCAAACGGCCGATAAAAGTGTTTACTACGACTTACAAGTGCTATTTGACCCGCCTAGTAATCCTGCCAACTTCGATGTGGCGGAGGTTTGGTATCTCTTAAAATCGAAAAGTGGAAAACCTGTAACGGGGCAAGAATGGCAGTATGCTGGCAGTAGTAATAGTCAGGTTATTATCAAATCTTTAGGCCCAGGTGAGGAGTATCGAATCAAAGCAATCTCGGTTGACCGATTTGGAAACAGGTCAGAAACAGCCCAAATGGTTGATGTGATAGTCAAACCGATGGACGCGATACCTGATATGCCTAGCAATTTCGGTATTGTGTTCGGTAGAAATGCCACCGCATCATGGGATGAGGTGCTGAATGCTGACGTCGACTATTACGAATTACGTACCGATAATAATCCTGGTAAAGATACGAATGCTTTATTGGCAAGAGTTAAAGGTACATCTGCTGTACTTACCCTATCTAAACGAGCGGATACTGTTTACTTATATGCTCGCAGCACGTTGGGCAAATACTCGACTGCAGCAACATATGAATATAACGTTCCGCAGTTGGCCGCGCCTGAGCTTGTAGTAAAAAGCCAGTTAGGGGGATTTAATCTTTATTTCTCAACTAAGCCAGCACAAGCATATGCAATCAGATGCCACGTGATCGGAGATGAACGCACCGATGATTTTGAAACTACTAGCACCATGCTGACATATTCGAACTCAGCCGGAATATACCGGATACGTTGCTCGTTTGTTGATGTGTTCGGAGATGGACTCGTTAACGAGAAGCAAGTCGTGATTAAGACACAAATTGATGCGAGCTTGCTAGACCTTGAGTCTCTCGGGCTGAATAAAGTTGATGAGCGAATTAAGGAACTTGATAAGAAATTCAATACGAATTCTGAAGAGACCACTAGAAGAATCACGAATTTGGCGTCACATACGGAATCTCGCATTACTGAGTTAGCTGGTAGCATCGATTTACAAGTTAAAAAAAGTATTGGCGAGATTGATGGTGGTGAGTTGGTGTCTCGCATTAACCTCAGTCAGTCTGGGGTATACATTGCGGGGAAATTGATTCACATCACTGGAGCAACTAAGTTCGATGATAACGTCATTGTTAATAAAATGATTCAGGCCAACGCAGTTACTGCCGACAAATTACATGTTGATAATTTAGCGGCGGTGTCCGGTACAATCGGGTTACTTCGTTCAAAAGAGACCGGCGCTCGTGTTGAGATTCAGGATAATCTTATTACAGGTTTTGATGATGACAATAACCCTCGGATTAAGCTTGGATGCTGGTAGGAGGTATTATGGAACCGCATGTATTAGCTTATGATGCTAACGGCAATATCATACTAAATCTGAAGGAAAGGCTCACACGTATCGAGGGGCGGATGTATGTATCTGACATCCCTAATCGACGTCAACAAATTACTGTGAATGGATTGCAGCCTGGTCAACATGTCTGGGCTGCAGCCATGGGGCAGTACTTAGTGGCAGAGGTTAGGGGCAATATCATAACATATTATTTTGCAGTGTCCCAGGATGAATATAATATCAATCGTCAATTTAAGGATCTTACGTATGAAGGGTGGCTGGCGTATGGAATTTATTAACATCCAGAATAAAGAAGGTGTCACGATTATAAACGATACCTATGACAATCTAGTATATCTTAGTTTCCCTAAACAAAAAGATGCAGTTCTCTACACCGGGGCGATGAGGGGGATAACTCCAACGGTTCAAATCCCGCTCAAACCTGTAGCTTACGCACCTATGCTGGTGCCTACGAATAAATACCAATACGGATATGTTACGGGGGAGGCTAATGTAATCCAGGTCTTTTATGCCACTAATTACGCATATCATGGTGACGCACCTCTTATAGCAGTATCAGTTCCACAAGGATATGAATTCGCAGCTCAGTGGGTCCATAAACGTCGTGAGCGATTAATGGTGTTGGTAGTGGATGTAATTAAGCCAGGCGAAAAGGTAACGCAAGCAATGGTTGATGAAGTAAAAACTGGCATCAAATTCTACTGCTTCGGATATTTTGAGGATGTTACGGCTAATGCAGACACGCCTCGTATTCGATTTGTTGATAAGGTAGGAAGTAGTAAGCCTAATACGGCATTGCAAGTTCTTGGTCGTCACAAATATTATAAAGCGTCTTGGGCAACAGATTACAATCTGCAGAACGATGTGATATATGATAGCCGCATCAGGTACCTACGTGTAATTGATCACTATGCGCACGATTGGTATAACCAGTTATCAAACTACGTTCCGGATACTTTTACAAACATGTCCCGTGACCCAAAGTCATATGGCGTCAAGGTTGCAATTATACCCATGTCCGTAATCGATGTATCCGTTTGGGGGCCAAATATCAATAATGGAGATAAAAAGTCACACACGGGGCAAGTGTGGCAAACGTTCAGATTTCACGATGAGAGTACTGTATCGCTGAAATCGTATCAGTTCATTGATTGGAATACAGTCACCACGTATCCTGTAGGTTGCTCGGGTAAAACCACATCTCAGTATTTGGTGGTCGATGTGACCGGGTACGATAAACAAGGTACGATTCCATTCAATTAAGGGAGATGATCAGTAATGAATGTAAAAGATATAGACCTCAATATTGGCGAGGATTTCGGGATAGTTTACGCAGTCCAAGATGACAATGTGGATTTGACAGGGTTCAAGTCAGTATTCGCCATACGAAAGCGAGCAAGCGGTCCGCTTGTTATTAAAGTGCAAGGGGTGGCATCTGGGAAGATTGCGACATTCAATATTCCCGGAAAGGATACCCTAGAAATTAAGTCCTTTGGTGAGCATGTGTATGATGCTTTTGCATATAAGGAATCGGAGCCTAGCCGATATTACAAACTGGGTATGGGGGTAGTCAACATAATTCAGGATGTGGCCATGCATGATTAGAGGAGGAATGTATTATGCAAAACAAAGTGTTACCAGTAAGAATTGAAGGTCCGATTAAAGTAGAGGCGGAAGTAAAAGCAACCATGGTAGGCGATAATGGGAAAAGTGCTTATGAAATCGCTTTAGCACATGGATTCGTAGGAACCGAGGAGGAGTGGTTGGAATCCTTAAAAGCAAAGCTACCTAACTTATCAGGAGTTATATCAGCACTTCAAGGTAAGAACATTCTTATTAATAGTGGTACCCTTGAAGCGATATTAACTGCTATTGTCCATGCGTTGGATGAACAGCCTTATGCACCACTTACATTTAACGAACCAAGAAAAGGGGATACTGAAATTCGAGTATCTGGGCAAGATGGCTTTAAAGTTCGAGTGAGTGGTGAAACAGAAGCTGTTGAAATTCAATCCGGAAGTGCAACTATCAGAATTCAGCCTTACGGTGCAGATGATATTTATCTTGAATATCTTAACTTAATCGATCATGTCATTGGCACTGTTAAAATCAAAGGTCTTGTTGAATTTAATCCGGAAACGGCTACAGAAATTTTACCTAAGCAATTTTATGGCCGCAGCGATTTAGAAGGATTATTAGAATGTCCTAACGTAGTTAAAGTAGGTGCTGAAGCATTTGTAGGTTGTGAGTATTCCGTAGTGAAGTTGCCAAAGGCTACTGATATTCACCCAGACGCATTTAAA